GTTTTCGGTGTTGCAAACCCATCCGCAACTATCAATGAGTTGCGTAATGAAGGTCATGCAATCTACTTGAACAGCCGCATCAATACAAGCGGAGAGAAAGTTTCTTTCTATCGTTTGGGTACACCAACTAAGCGTATGGTCGCTGCAGGTATTGCTGCAATTCGTTCAACTGGTGAACGTGCATTTGCCTAATTAGAGGCGAATAGTTGAAGAAGGAGAGATATATATTAGTATCTCTCCTTTTTTTTTTATTTTATGGACACATTATGGAAATTCAAGTAAACGTAGATGATTTGAAAAAGAATAAACTATTCATTGCTACGCCAATGTATGGTGGTATGGCTCACGGCTTGTATGTTAAATCATGCCTTGATTTACAAACCACTATGAGTCGGTATGGTATTGAAACCAAGTTTTCTTTTCTTTTCAATGAATCATTAATCACTAGAGCTCGCAACTATCTTGTTGATGAGTTTCTCCGTTCAGACAACACACACTTACTGTTTATCGATTCCGATATTCATTACTCACCGCAAGATATTATTGCACTAATGGCATTAGACAAAGATGTTATTGGTGGTCCCTATCCTAAAAAATCAATCAACTGGAACAACGTAGCTGAAACTGCTCGCAAACATCCTAACCTAGAACCAAAAGAACTTGAAAACTTGGTTGGTGAATATGTCTTCAACGTAGTTAAAGGCACGAATCAATTTCAAGTTTCAGAACCACTTGAGGTGATGGAAATTGGAACTGGTCACATGATGATTAAACGTCATGTGTTTGAAAAGATGGCAGTTGAATATCCAACTATCAAATACAAACCAGACCACGTTGGTCAAGCTAACTTTGATGGCTCACGTTACATCCATGCTTACTTTGATACTGTTATCGACACCAAAGAATCTATTACAGGTGGCGGTTCAGAACGATATCTAAGTGAAGATTATATGTTCTGTCAAATGTGGCGCAAAATGGGTGGACAAATTTATCTCTGTCCTTGGATGCGTACACAGCACATTGGTACATATGCATTTACTGGCAATATGCCAGCAGTTGCACAGTATACTGGCCGTTTATGATTATAGGGCTGGTAGGTTTTATCGGTTCTGGTAAAGGAACAGTAGGTGATATCCTTGAAGTTCATGGATTCACCAAAGATAGTTTTGCCAAACCTTTAAAGGATGCCTGCTCAATAATGTTCGGTTGGCCAAGAGAGATGCTTGAGGGTGATACCGAAGTTTCTCGCAAGTGGCGTGAAGAACCAGATTCTTTCTGGAGTGAAAAATTTGGTTATTCTTTTACGCCACGCTTGGCATTACAATTGATGGGCACAGAAGCAGGAAGAAATGTGTTTCACCAAGATGTATGGGTTATCTCATTATTGAATCGTGCAAAAGGTAAAGATGTAGTTGTTACTGATGTTCGATTTAAGAATGAGATAAATTACATTCAACAAAACGGTGGAGTAATTGTGCGTGTCAGGCGAGGTGGAGAACCTGATTGGTACAAACTTGCCGAAGATGCAGCTGCCGGTTTTTCATCAGCAATTATGGGAATGAAAGACAAAGGCATACACCAATCGGAATGGGATTGGATTGGTTCTGAATTTAATTATACCATAGACAACGATGGCACAGTTAATGAACTAGGTAATAAAGTGAAAGAGCTGTTGCAATTCATTCGTTAATGTTGTATAATCATTTATATTATTTTTTTGTGGAGAAATTATGAAACTATCTAATGACACCTTGAGTGTTCTAAAAAACTTTGGTAACATCAATCAAGGCATTTACTTTAAGAAAGGTAAAGTCCTAAAGACTGTATCTTCTGGTAAGAATATCTTGGCCGAAGTTACCATCAATGAAGAAATTACTACCAATTTTGGCGTTTACAATCTAAACGAATTTCTTTCTGTTGTATCTTTACACAAAGATACTCCAACTTTTGAGTTTACTGAAAAGTCTGCTGTTATCATTGGTAACAAAGGTCGTAGTAAAACCAATTATCGTTTCTGTGAACCAGCTATGCTCACATTACCGCCAGAAAAACAATTACAAATGCCTGACCCTGAGATTTCTTTTCAGATGACAGCTGAAGACTTTGATTGGATTTTGCGTAGTGCATCTGTTCTAGGTTCACCTCAAATTGGAATTGAATCGAATGGTGAAACAATTAATATTATCACACTAGATATCTCAAACGATTCAGCTCACACCGATGCACTTGAGATTGCAAAAGGTAATGGTGATAAGTATCGCATGGTATTCAAAACAGAAAACATCACCAAAGTTTTGGCTGGTGCTTATGATGTTAAAATCTCATCTAAAGGTATTTCACACTTCACAAACAAAAAGATTCCTTTACAGTATTGGATTACAACTGAAGCTGGTTCTAAGTTTGAAAAGGCTTAATCATGGGTGAAATAAGAACTTGGGTTGACAAAACTGAATATATTTCTGTATTGAAAAAAGAAATTGAAGTTTTGAGAAATAAATACAAACCACATGAAGAAGGTACTGGCCATTTCAATACTGCAATTAGTGTTTTGGAAGGGCGTATCAAAGAGATTGAAGATGAGTTGAGTTGGCCTTTTCCAAAATCTATTGACTGATACGAATTTAATTATATTATGAAAGAGGTGAATTGTGGAACATTTATTGTGGACGGAGAAGTATCGTCCTAAAACTATTGAAGATTGTATTCTTCCTGAGCGCCTAAAGAAACCGTTTCAGGAGTATGTTACTCAGAAGAACATACCTAATCTTTTACTTACTGGCGGTGCTGGCGTTGGTAAGACTACTGTGGCGAAAGCCATGTGTAATGAAATCGGTTGTGATTTTATGATTATCAATGGTTCTGATGAGAACGGCATTGATATGGTCAGAAACAAAATCACCAACTATGCATCATCAATGTCTTTTTCTGGTGGTCGTAAAGTCATCATCATCGATGAGGCTGACTATCTGTCTGCAAATGCTCAGGCAGCTTTTCGAAATGCAATTGAAGAATTTGCTGGCAACTGCTCATTCATCTTTACTTGTAACTTCAAAAACAAAATCATTGAACCTCTACACAGTCGGTGTGCGGTCATTGAATTCACACTTAAAGCTTCTGAGAAGTCATCTATGGCTGGTCAATTCTTTAAGACTATTCAAACGATTTTATCTGAAGAACAAATTGCTTATGAAACACCAGTTGTTGCTGAGTTAATCAAGAAACACTTTCCTGATTTCCGCCGTGTCATTAATGAACTGCAAAGGTTCTCAAATTTTGGTAAGATTGATACTGGTATTCTATCTCAAATTGTTGATGTGTCGTTGAATGACATTATCAAATTCATTAAAGATAAAGACTTTGGTGCAATTCGTAAATGGGTTGCCAGTAATGATATCGATCCAGCTGCACTCTATCGTAAACTCTATGATAACTTGTATGAAGTATTGAAACCTCAATCCATTCCGCAAGCAGTTATTATTATTGCAGACTATCAATACAAACAAGCATTTGTTGCAGACCAAGAAATTAATCTTGTGGCTTGCTTGACAGAATTGATGGTGTCGTTGGAGTTTAAGTGAAAAATCTTTGGGGTGAGGAACAAGTTCAAACCAAAGTTTGTGCAAAGTGTAAACAAGAGTTATCTTTATTTGAATTTGCAAAAGCTAATGGAAACTATCCTCGTTCTGAATGTCGTAGTTGTGGTAAAAAACAAGCACACATAAGAGAAGAACTAAAACGCCAACACGAAAAACCAAGTAATGATTACAACTGTCCCGTTTGCAAAAGAGGCTTTCAAGATATTGAGTATCTTGGTAATCGTAAAGGTGGATGGTGTTTAGACCATGACCATAAAACAGGTGATTTTAGAGGTTGGTTGTGCCATGATTGTAATAAGGCACTAGGCTTTTTTAAAGATGATGTAATGTTATTACAATCCGCAATACATTATTTACAAAGAGATATATTATGAATAACTTATTGAAACCTACATTTGATTGGATTAAAAATGACTATGACACTAATCGCTTTCGTTTTTGCATCGAGTTGTTGGCTTGGGCTATTAGTATTGGCTGTAGCATTACGATGGCGGTTACTGTACCCAGCCCTCCGCTTCTTATCCTTTATCCCATTTGGATCACTGGTTGTGCTTTGTACGCTTGGGCTGCTTGGACTAGGAAAAGTTTTGGAATGCTGGCTAACTATGTCTTGTTGACTACAATTGATACCATTGGACTGTTGAGAATGTTATGAACCCATTTGATTATGTAAACCAGATTTTGTATGGCAAGAAGAACCTGATTGTCGATGAGGTCACAGAAAAGTCATATACTCCTTTTCTCGTCAATCGGTCACTATCCTATCACAAAGACTGTATCGGATACGCCAATGAAGTCAACCAACGACACCATTTGGATAAAAAGTTGCAATATGATTTTTTACTAAATACGATTAGGTCACAAAAACGACCTTTTGCAAAGTGGGTTAAGTCTGAAAAAAGTGAAGATATAGAATGTATTAAGACCATCTATGGTTTTTCAGACACCAAAGCTCGTGAAGCTCTACGCCTACTTAGTAATGAACAAATCCAACAATTAAAAGAACAAGCCGATACAGGTGGATTAAGGAAATGATATGGTTGATTTGGCCAAGTTTGTTGAGGTTACACTCAATGAACAGGATGATTTTTTGAAGGTAAAGGAAACACTTACCCGAATTGGTGTATCATCTCGCAAAGAAAAGGTTCTGTATCAGTCATGTCATATATTGCACAAGCAAGGACATTACTATTTGGTACACTTTAAAGAACTGTTTGCGTTAGATGGTAAGCCAACAAATATCTCTGAGAATGATGTTCAGAGAAGAAATGCAATTGCAAAATTATTGGAAGAATGGGGTCTTGTTAAGATTTTAAATCCAAAGGTAATTGGTGAAGACGTTGCACCATTACATCAAATTAAGATTATTGCTTTCAAAGAAAAAGATGAATGGGAATTGGTACCGAAATATAATATTGGTAAAAAACCAAACGAAAATTTAAACTACTGATATAAATAGGATTGTCCATGAGGACAAAGCCAACGCCTTAGGGGTTGGTTATTTCTGTAACTCGCTTAATAGGAGAACTATATGACACTAGGACATATTTCATT